AGTTTATAAGAAATAAACTAATTAAGGTATATTCTATGCGCACTATTAATGAAATGAAGACGTTTATTTGGAAGAATGGAAAACCACAAGCCATGAAAGGTTATAATGATGACCTGATAATGGCGCTCGCCATTGCGTGTTGGGTTCGGGATACTGCCATTCAGACAAATGCGCGAGATTTAAACTATCAAAAAGCCTTTATAGACGCCATCATAACCACCAAGACAACATTTAATACGAGAGTTAAAGGACAAGAGGGCTACAAAGATGATAGCGTTCTTGATAAAATGTCAGAAGCAAAAAATTTATATGATGAATTTATGTGGATTATAAAGTGAGATAACATATGCCCCCTAAAAGAAGTTCGAAAAACCCTGAAACAACATTATTCAAAGCCCTAACCAGATTGTTTTCAGGTCCGATTATTAATTACCGGTCACAATCGGGCCGCAGGATTAGAAGACAACATTTAGATAAGTTTTCGTCTCGTTTCAAAACCGCCTCGGGACAACAGTTTAAAAAGACTCTTTATAACCCATTAGACGTCCTTGCTAATAATGCGATTGGGAATCAAAGGCGTTCTGAACGATATATTGATTTTGATCAAATGGAGTATATGCCAGAATTAGCGTCGTCATTAGATATTTACGCAGACGAAATGACAACCTATTCTGATCTTCGTCCAATGTTAAACATCAAGTGCCCTAACGAAGAGATTAAAGCAGTCCTAAGCGTTCTATATGAAAATATTTTAAATGTTCAGTATAACTTATTTGGTTGGAGCCGCACAATGTGTAAATATGGCGACTTCTTTTTGTATCTAGATATTGATGATAAGTACGGCGTTACATCTGTTATCGCACTTCCGCCGCAGGAAGTAGAGAGATTAGAAGGACAGGACTCTACAAACCCGAACTACATTCAATATCAGTGGAATAGCGCTGGGATGACGTTCGAAAACTGGCAGATTTCTCATTTCAGGATTCTTGGTAACGACAAGTATGCCCCTTACGGTACATCTATCCTTGAGGCATCACGTCGGATATGGCGCCAGTTGACCCTGATGGAAGATGCCATGATGGCTTACCGCGTCATTCGTTCTTCAGAACGCCGTGTGTTTAAAATTGACGTCGGCGCCATTCCTCCACAAGATGTGGAACAATATATGCAGAAGGTTGTAACACAACTCAAGCGCCACTCGATTGTTAACCCCGAGACTGGCCGCATCGATCTACGTTACAACCCAATGAGCATTGAAGAAGACTATTTCATTCCTGTTCGACCGGGCTCTGTTACCGATATCGTTTCACTCGCTGTTGCATCCAATATAACCCAAATTGACGATATTAAGTATCTTCGGGACAAGTTGTTCTCTGCTTTGAAAATCCCCCAGTCGTATTTGACGATGGGCGAAGGCGCGGAAGAAGACAAGAGCACGCTCGCACAAAAGGACATTCGTTTTTCTAGAACTGTGCAAAGATTACAAAGAGTTATTGTTGCAGAGCTTACCAAGATTGGCATCATTCATCTTTACACTTTAGGTTTTAGAGGCGATGACCTTCTAGGATTCAGTTTGGCTCTTAACAACCCCTCCAAGATAGCTGAGCTTCAAGAGATTGAGCATTGGAACCAGAAGTTCACCATTGCAGCTGCTGCCACAGAGGGATATTTCTCTCGCCGTTGGGTTTCCGATAATATTTTTGGTATGTCTCATGAAGAATTTATGCGTTGTCAACGTGAGATGTATTACGACCGCAAGCATGATGCAGCACTACAACAGGTTGCGGAAGGGGCGGCTGCAGCTGAAACTGGAGGAGGCCTCGGCGGCGGAATGGGCGCCGAACTTGGAGGGGGGCTTGGCGGAGAAGAGCTGGGCGCGCCCGAGGAGATGCCGGCAGCTGAGGCTGGAGGCGAAGAAGCTGGTGGTGGTGAAGAGTCAGCGCTCTTGGCAGCCCCTCCGGGCTCGCGAAATTCACCGCGTCTTACGCCAGGAGCCAAAGGAAAAGTTTACCACCCGGTTAAAACAGACAAGCGCCCCGACGGCGCCAGGACGCGTTCAAATAAATCTCAATATGCTTCTGAAAAGGGTAGCTCCACAATGAGGAATATACTTCCCGGCTACGCAGATGGATTAAAATCGCTTGGTAAGGGTTTTGTTCCTACCGCCGAAGGTATTTATGAAGAAGATCAGTCTATTTATAGTTTGAGAGAACAAACAGAGGAAGATAAGTTGTTTGAAATAAATGACTCAGTACGTACTTTATTAAAAGGTTTGGAAAACATAGGCGAAAAATCAACGGAGGAAGACGATGAAGTTCAAGCACAACAAGAAGCGAAATAGCGCATTTGTTTATGAAGCTCTCATTAGAGAAGCGACCGTAGCAACGATGAAAAACGATACGCAGCGAAAGGAAACGGCGGTGCGTCTTGTCAAAAAACACTTTAAGGCCGGGTCGCTTCTTAGAAAAGATTTAGAATTCTATCGCTCTTTGTACCAGAATCAAAATTTGGATCGCTTCACATGTGAGAAGATTCTCAAGGAAGTAAAGATACAAAAAAGATTAATTGATCCGAACGGCCTTTTTAAGCAACAGACCGATCTTATTCGGGATGTGAACACAGAATTATCTCCGGCTTCATTTAATATTTTTGTTCCGAATTATAAAACCTTAGCAACAATTGCTCAGATTTTTTCCGATAAGATCTCGCCAAAAGATCAAGTTATTTTAGAGAACACAATTGTTAGAAACATGGGAGAGCTAATGACAGAACAAAAAGTTACAGTTCCCATCGATAACGTCGTATATAAAACATTTGTTAACAAGTTCAACTCAAAATATGCAGATGGGCTTTTGGATGAGCAAAAAGAATTACTCGGCTATTATATTTCTTCCTTCATGGATAATGCCCTCCAGCTAAAAATGTTTCTCAATGAGGAAGTCACACGCCTGAAGACAAAACTTGAAGAAGCAAAAGATGTTGATGAGATCAAAAGCGACCGAGAAATGCTCAACAAAACCAATCAAGTTATCGAGAAGTTAAATTCTTATTCTAAAGAAGCAATTAGTGAAGAAGTTCTTATGACCGTCATGAGAACACAAGCACTTGTAAAGGAAATTTATAACGATGGCAGTAAAAGTTAAAATTGGCGCCGCAGCAAATGCGCCGTCTGTTACTTTGGAATTAGACATTCGTAAAAGTATGAATGGAGATCTCATGATTTTTGATCATGGAGATATCGACATTGTTTTATCGGCATCCAAGAATAAAGTGTTCGCCTTCCCCAAAGAAACAATCACAGATCTCGTGTACGGTGCGCAAAATAGATTATTTGCTTTTTTGCGAAAGAAGGGACTAATAATTCCAGAGTCAATTCAAGGGGGATCCTTTTATGGCTCAATGGAAGGAACGATGGAGAAGGCCTATTCGGATAAGTTGAACACTTCAAAAATGACACTTATCAATGTTTCCAGATTTATTGATGAGGAGCGCCCGTACTTTGAAAGTACAGAGGCTATTGTGGCGATGACAGATGATGAGCTTATCCACCCAGACAAGGAAGATTCTACGGAACTTGGTGAAGTTCCACAAGCAGTTGAGAAGGGCTCCATTCGCAAGGGATGGGTGAGAGATCCTTATTCGCTTTATTACATGTATACGATATAAGGAAACCAATTGGTGTCTGAAATGAAGTTGATAATGGAGAGATGGGACCGCTTTTTAGTTGAACAATTTGATGCTTGTGAGGGCTCCTTCAGCGTTGGTGACTTTAAGTTGGCTGTCGACATTTCGGGATATCTGGAGGATCAAGAAAAGATGAACGCAAGAGAAGCACAAATAAGACAAGATGGTCACTGGCGTAATTATTTAGAGAAGGCTAAAAAATTAGCTGGTCCCTTGGTTAGACTGGGCCTGGCGGGCGTAGGAGCCGTGAGTGGTCCAGTTGGAGCAGCTGGTGCTGCTGTAACCTCCACCGGCGTTGAAATTGGCGAGGACCAGGCCGGCCAAACGGCACAGGTTTTGGGAAAGATATTTATGTTGGGGAGCACCCAGGAAAATAACAATGCCTACCAACAGTTTTTAGAAACTTTTTGTGTGGACCAACAAACATTAGATTTAATCGAAGATAAATTTCAAAAAGCATACATAGAAGAAAGCAATATTGTGGAACAACTAAAAACTTTTTTTGAAAATGCCGATGATAATGACCGCTTGCCAGACATAACAAATCATCTAGTCGATTGGTTGAACACAGAGTCAGTGTATAAGACAACTGACGACACCAAAATGGTTGCAACATAAAATGGAACTTATAACATTTGTTTTAGCGGCCTACGGCCTCACTCAAATTCTTGTGTATGGCAAGATTTTTGATCGTTTGAGGCCGAAGAGAGGGAGACTAAGAAAACTATCAACTTGTCCCATGTGTATGGGTTTTCATGTTGGATGGTTATTGATGTTGCTTTCCCCGTTTACAGAACTATTTAATTTTGACGTAACTATTGCTAATTTTTTTATTTTAGGCTGG